TACAAATATATAATTTTTTTCAATTATACAACGATTTATGAATTTATTTTTTAGTTTGATTTACCGACAAATCCTGAACTTCCAATTCAGCTTCTTGAATTATCCATTCAACATTTATTCCAGCATCTTCAAACATTTGCTTATCGACTTTCATTTGCTCTAAAAGAGTATCGGGATTATACCCTCTACGTTTGCACGCTTCGGTCCAAGAAATCAAACCTGATTTTAATTCTAAAATCAAACCGTTCATTTCTTTTACTGGGTCAATCATTTCACGACCTTGCGGAGTCCATTCGGCACCTGCATTTTTATTCAAAATCATTTTAATTTTCAAACCTTCCATGAACCAACCCCAAATTTTATCGCAAAACTGAGGGATAAACATATTGTACTGCCAGTCTTCGATTTGTCTTTGCGCTTCTATCCAACCCATACGACCGCTTGAAAAATTCACATTACCCATATCGCCTGTTAATTGTTCGTAAGTAATTCCGTAACCAGCAGCGTTTTCCTGTTGGTTTTTAGAAACGTATTCCGAAAAACTTGAAGGCGTTGGTGGATTATTGAAAGTTGCAGTTTCTCCAGGCGCTAAACGCTCAATTATTCCGGGCTCCATTCTGTCAATTTCTTGACCTGTTTCTGTGTCTAAATTTCCTAATCCATCACCAGACTCTTGTTTTGTAACAAACATTACGTGACAAGCCGAAACTTTCTGCAACATCAACTGAGCGTCCTTGTAATCAGCGAGGTCTCGCATTGATAACATCGTAGATGTACCAAATGGAACTCCTCGCACTTGTTCTGGAAACTCTTTGTAAAAAATATGAATCATATCATCAGCAGAAACGAATTTCGGCTGTAATTTCATTGTGTATTCGTTATTTGGGTTATGGTCAAAAACCCAATACCCAACACGCTTACCTTGTGAATTGAACTCAACACCTTGCACAACATAATTTCCTGAGCGTTCAGTAATCATGTATGAATTTTTGGTATGATCCACCATGTGTGGTGCTAATGCCTGCAATTTAATCGGGTGGCGACTTGATGAATCCCTACGTTTTAGAATAAACATTTCGCCTTGCATAGCAACATTTCGCATAATTAACGATTGCAGTCCGTATTGAGTGAAAAAACCGTCAAAATCACACTCAACTGATTCGGCCCAAGCTTTCCATTCGTCTTTAATTTTTTGGATGTCACTTTTGGTTAATTTCGCATCTGAATTAACCGGGGTAGGCATTATTCCTGTTCCAATAACATTATTCTGAATTGTACGTATCGCCTTGAATATTGAGGCGTTATTTTTGTAACCGTCAACAGAACGATCTCGCAATGTTTTTAACGATTTCTGAATATCGCTGTTTGCATTTTCCGAAGTATTATAAGATGTCCAACCGTCTCCTCGACGTGATTTTGTCGCTCCTTCATATGCTCTAATTCCGGAATTAATAGTTTTTTCTATCGCTCTGAATTTTGCACGTTCTGCACCTGCTTTTGGACTTGCTGCCGAAACTATTCTATCTAATAAGTTCATATATTTTTATTATTCGGTTATCAAAAATTATCGGCAGTTATTGGTTCCTTTCGAAAAACTTGCAAATTTTCGTCCATTATTAGTATTTTGAGAAGGAAACAACTCGTTTTTCATCATCACTTGAATACGTATCATTTCGTCTAAGCTTCGATAGGTGACCGTTTTATCACCATAATGTACCGTTAATGCACCTGTAGCTATTGCGTCGGTAATTATTTGATATTGTGCTAACGTATATGCCATAAGATAATTTTTTGTAAATATATAAAAAAAACTCCAATAAATTAATATTGAAGTTTTTTATGAAATTCGTAAAAATCACATACTATTATTCAATGATTTTTGTAAAACGATTAGCTCTCAAAACGGATTTTATTAAAATGTTTTTAATCGTTTTTGAGTTGATTGTAGGTTATTTCATGGCGTTAATATTATATTTTGTAAAGGGGATTGTATTTTACTGATTAAGTTGTGCGAAATATGAGTATAAAGCAAAGTTGTTTTTACATTTGAATGCCCCGCAAGTTTTTGTATCAAATTTATGTCTATTCCGGCTTCAACTAAATGCGTGAAGCAGTTATGTCTCATCAAATGCGTGTAAACTCGTTTGTTTATTCCTGCTTTTGTAGCAAGCTGTTTCATTACTTGATTAATGCTTGTGGCTGAATATTGGTCTGAAAACTGACCTCCTAAAACATAAGTTTTTGTTTTATATTCGAAAAAATATTTTTCTAATAATGGAATCAATGAAGCATCAAGCATAACCTGACGGTCTTTATTTCCTTTTCCTCCAATAACATTAATAATCATTCGGCTACGATCAATATTTGACCATTTTAGATTGATTAGCTCCGAAACTCGTAATCCGCAAGAGTAAAGTAAACTAAGAATTACTTTGTGTTTCAAGTTTTCGCAAACAGAGAACATTTTCTGAACTTCTTCTACGCTTAATGGAATTGGTAATTTTCTACTTTGTTTTGCATAAGGAATATGTTTAAATTTATCCTTTTGATGTAAACAAATAGCATAAAACTTTTTAATTGCAGAATGATAATTACGTTGTGTGTTAATCTGAACACAATTAGATAAAAAATCCATTATATCCTTTTCGTTTATATTTTTTGGATGGTCTTTTGTAGATTTTGAAAAGAAAACATTAAGACAAGATGAGTAATTTTCAATAGTATTTTTACTATATCCTTGTCTTCTCATTTCCTGCTCGAATTTACCTATGTGTTCAGAAATATTCATCGTTAAGTATTGGTTTTATTAATATTAATAAGTTTAAAATACATATTCTATGTTACAGGAAATGCTACGTAATAACATCGAAAATAGAGACTTGATTTACTTTTGAGTTTTTTTCTATTCCTAATAACGTTTGTAATATTGTTTTTCCTGCTTCATAATCTACCAGGTTTCTACCTATTTTATCTTTCCTTTGCTCGCCATTATATCCTGATAAATCTATTTTATGAAATTTTGATAGTGCTTCAACTTCATTTTTTACACCAGAAATTTTAAAACCTCTATCACCTAAATCTGTTGGTAAATTAAAATTTGTCCAATATAAATGACGACCTCTTTTTTTAGCAGGAATCAATGGTTCATAATACGGAATTACATTTTCAACAACATATTTTCCTTTAAAATAATGCTCTAAGAACAAAATTTCTTCATACAATTTCATATCTGGATAAATTGCTTCGGTAGTTGTATCATAATTTGAACTACTCCAATACCTGGCTCGTGAATGACTTGGACAAGGTGGAGAACTCCAAATACCATTGTATTTTTTATAGTTTTCAATTAAATATTTATGTGCATCGGTAACTATTACTGTATCATTTGGAAATCTTTCCTGATACATTCTTGCGAGTTCTGGGTCAAGTTCTATTGCAGTAACTTTTAATTTAATACCAGCTTGTTCTGCAACTTCATCCCATAAATAACGATTTCCGCCCAAGCAAGCGTATAAGTTTAGCATTTCAAACACAACCGCACTTCCTGTAACAACGGCTTGTACGCATTGCGGATTTTGTGGTTCAATCATATTTTCGTTTCGCATTATATTTATTTTTAAGATGAAATTTTGTAGTTACGAAGTCCGCAACGACGATACAAGCCGCTGCCGTTATAAGCTATTTTTAGAACGTCTAGTTTTTTCATAAATCCTTCTTTTTTCTAATAAAGCCTCTCTGTTTCTTACTCGGTATTCTTTTTCTTTTTTCTTTATTTGTTCTCGATTTTCAATAAAATATTTTCTTCTTTTTATTTTCAAATCTTCTTTGTTTTTTAAACGCCATTTTTTCATATATTCAACGGATTTTTCACGGTTTTTTTCTCTCCATTCATTTTGATAATTATTAACGTGATCTTTATTTTCTTTAGCCCATTTTACGTGTTCATTGATTCTTTTTTCGCTAAAATTATTATCCGTTGCCCATCGTAATCTTGTCCTTTCATTGATTCTTTCTTTGTTTAGTTCGTCGTATTTTTTTCGATGTTTAAAACGGCATTCTATGCATACATTTTTAGTAGAAAGAATGCTTTTATATCGATAAACTTCAAAACAAGATATTGGTGATGGAATATTACATTTAATACATATTTTAGTTTCAAAAGCCCTTGTTAAATCTATTTCTTTAACGGTATTGTATTTTGTCTTTTCAAACTTCATTTTCATTATGCATTCATCAAAAGAATCATATTTTAATATTGCATCGTGGACAATATCGGAAGCGTTAGTTTTAGAAATAAATAACGCCTTTGATATTAATTGGTTATACTGAAAGTTAGTTATAGCAAACATTAGCTTAAGAATTTTTTGTGAGATTGTTTAACATTTTCATTCGATGATTGAGCGTAAATTGTAGTCGTTTCAATTTTAGAATGACCTAGCATTATCTGCACCTGTTCCATCGGCATACCTCTATTTAAAGCGGTTGTTGCCGCCGTTCTTCTGAATCTGTGGGGATGAACTTTATCTACATTTGAACTGATTGCAAGATTTCTTAACCACATCGCAACACCGCCTATTTGAAGCCTTTTTTTATTTTGACTTATAAATAACGCGACATCATTATCTTTTCTGCTTTCTAAATAATCTTTTAAAGCCATTTTTGATTTTGTATTTAAGTAAACATATCTTTCTTTTCCTCCTTTCCCAAAGACAATGCAACATCCTTTTTCAAAGTCAACATCTTTAATATTGAGAGCCACCATTTCGCTAACACGAACACCTGTTGAATAAAGAAATTCTAAAATTGCGTGCCCTCTGGTGCAATCAATATTTTTTCTTAATAATTCTATTTCTTCTTCGCTAAAAGGTTTTTTTATTCTTTTTTCCTCTTTAATACTTCCAATTCTAAGCATTGGATTTTTAAAAATATATTCCTCAGAAGCTAACCAAGAGAAGAAAGAACTAAGAACTCTTCTTTCATTATTCATAGTTGTTTTTGCAATTTTATCAACCATTCCTCTTTTTGCAAAATACATTCTCACGTCATCAGTATCTATGTTTAGAAAAGGTTTCCCAATGCTTTTAAAAATACAAACCAAACGTTCCTTGTAATATTTTAAAGACTTATCAGAAAGACCCTCAGTGTGTTTTGCGATGAAAAACATTTTAAAAGATTTTTCTTCAAGCGTTTCTTGATATAAGATTATTTCATTTGATGATTTAGTTAAATTATAATCATCTAAAACAATTCTAACTATTTGCTCCGTTTCCAAATAAGGGGTGTTTAAAAAATTGGATATTTTTTCAGATATTTCTATAACTAAATCCATATTTTTTATTTAGGAAGGTTGTTTTTATCTCTTACAAAAATTGGAGTCATAAAATAAAACATTGCTTTTTTCCAGAATAGCCAATCTTCGCTTTCGTTTTCCCACTTTTTTAATAGCATTCTAATTAAAGAAGCCGTTGATTTTATTTTGTCAGTTTCTTTTATCATCACAAATAATGATTCGTTTATGTAATTTTCAAATTCAGAAGTGAACTTTTCTTTTAAGTTTACTTCTTCTAGTTCTTTTAATATCTCTAGGTAAGTCATAATTAAAACAGCTTATAACAACTGCTATATTCAATAGCGGTTATTGGGTTTAATTCAATAATTTGTTTGTACTTGTTAATTTCGGTCATCAACCGAAGTATTGTTTTGTGTTTTTCCGCTACTGAAATATAGCAGCGAACCGTTATGTGATATTTTGAGAAGTGCGTCCATTAAAATCTATATTATGTATTTTAAAACAATTAATTATAAAATCCGAAAGTTTCTCTTTGTCATAAACTTTAATTTCTTCTTCCCATTCAGAGTAACAATTTATATCATCGCTTTGAAATCCATTTCCTAACCAGCTTCTTGACCTTGATACTTTTTTAAGCTCAAATGGAATGTTTATTTTATGACTTGTAATGTCAATTTTTTCTAAAAGTATTCTCTTTTCATTTTTCCTTTTAAATTTTATTTTAGGTAAAATTTTATAAGTAGATTTTCTTAAAGTAAGAGTGTCTTTTTTAGTAGAAATCCCAAAAGAAAAAACATCACATAACAGCGGTTTTGAGCTATTGCCGTCTTGGTCTTTAACTGTAACATTGTTTTGTGCTTTCATAATCTGTCTTAAATTTAAAGTTTTAGGTGTGTTTTTTCGGCAACATCACAAAGCCACAGGACGTTATTCGAAAGGCGCAAACCTTTCGAATAACGAGGCGCCCTTCGCATAACAAGCACTTTGGGAAATTCCAAAGAGCTTCTCAAAGCGCGCCTCGTTAGCGGTCAGTTATACAAACTATGTGCGTAAAGGAAATCCATCATTTACATCATAAATTGTTGATTTTACATTTAAGACTCTTTCATTAGTTTTTAAGACGTAATCAGCAACTGCTATAAAATCCTTCCCATTACAATCAACTTTATATTCCACAGGAATATCATCGTGATTAATCATTGTTTTTATTTCTTTTATAACTCCATTTTTCAATAATCCTTTTAATGAAATAAATGTAATTATATCGCCAACCTTATATTTTGCACGTTGTCCTTGGTCTTCGAATTGTATTGATAAAAAGTATTTCATAATAGTTGTGTTTAGTAACCGAACCGCTAACAATGCATAACACTAATTACGGTTTCGGTCTTGAATTTATAGTTTAGTTTGTATCAGTGATACGGTTTTTAGATTTATAGTTTCGGCTTATTTAGTCCGTAACTAGAGTTATGCTCAACGTTATAAGTTATATTTCCCAATAATCCAGTAAAACCGAATATTGGCTCTTGCTCCCCATATATTATCTACAACAGCGGTTCTAAATCCTTTTATTTTTACAATTTTAGTGTAGTAATATTTACCATTTTCGTGCTTTTGTTTAAAGTGATTCCAATTCAGCATCCTGAATAAAAAATGAATACAACTTATAACAGCTTGTATAATAAATGGCTTTATTCGGCTTAATTTAAACATAGTTTTGTATTTGTTAATATTAGTAATAATTCGATAATTTAGGCTTGTCAGCACGCCACTAACCATACAAGCGAACCGTTATTCGAAAGGCGCAAACCTTTCGTTGTAATTATACGCAAATATAAACATTATTTTTAATTATTACCAATAACCGCTGTTTTTTTTCTTTTTATTTTCTGATGGTTTTTTTATATCTGCAATTTTTTCGACTAACACAGTGCTCTGTGCTTTTATTTTATCCCAAGTGTCATTTTTGAATCGGTCAATTCCGATTATATACGCAGCAGCACGCGCATAGTTTCGAACGTCTAACGCCTCGTTTCTTGCCCCTGATTTTTTTGTCCATTGGTATTCTGCAAATCCTTTTTTATTTATGACTTGAACCTGCTGTTCAGCAGTAAGCATTTTGAAATAGTGTCGATCGTATTGCGGAAAGTGGCAATAGCCTTCGGGGTATGTTTCAATCGGTCCGTTTTCGCCTTCAATTTCAGTGGGTTTTAATTTTAAAAATCCGTATAATTCAGATTTTAGCAAACTGGTTCCTAAATACCAGATTTTACGACCTTCTATTTTTTTACCAGCTTTTGAAACATTGTATGCTCTTGGAGGTGATACCATAACATCTTTAACCGAGTCACGTCCCATAATTGGAATTACTTTCGAATATGAAAACTTCGAAACGAAATCGTAAACCGTTGAGGTTTTATATCCGGCATCCACGCATGTCAGATTTATCGACATCATTGATTCGCCACATTCATATTGCTTTGTAATCTGACTAGATAATTTTTCCCAAACTTCAGTTTTTGAAGTATCTCCAACAAAAACAAAGTATTCTATAGACCACGTTTCACGACCACGACCCCATCCAACGACCTCGCCTTCGATACGGTCGCCTTGAATATCCACGCCCATTGTAAGAAAATAAACGCCTTCTGGAATAGTTCCTATCTGATAATCTTCGCGGCGGTTGTATAGATTTTCGGAATCTGGAGCGTCACCAGAAATTTTGTAGGTTTGAGCCAAAATAGTATTTACAAAAACAATTCTGTCGTTCTCGTCCTTTATGTCCAAAAATTTTCTAATTACAGCCTCCCAAGATAACCATCCAGCAGGAGAATATAATCCAGAAACGTGATAACTTTCAATTAACGGATCGGACGGTTTAGCTGTCGGAATCCATTCGGCTAAACCGCCAAATCCTTTTTCTGGAAACATTGCCGCCTTATGTCGTTCTTCGTGCAAAAAACCGCACTCTGGACACGCCATTCGTGTTGTTGATGGATCCTTTTCATCATAAGTCAAATATTCAAATTTCAAAACAAATAAATCGCCACATCCTTGACACGGTACATTATAATATTGCTGGTCGCCTTTTAAAAATTCTTTTGCTATTGCCGATTCACCTTCAACTGTTGGTGTGGAAATTACGAATATTTTTTTATTTGAAAAAGTGGAAGCTCTTGCTTCGGCTAAAGAAATTGGATTCCCTTCTTCTCCTGCCGACAACGGATAACGATCTACTTCGTCGAGAAAAATATTTCCTGCTGGAGTACTCGAAAGACCAACCGGACTATTTGCTCCTATCATAAATAAAACTCCTCCCGGAAAGTCTTTTTGCTGAACCGTGTTGCCAGCATCCTTAGAACCTACTTTTTTTATTTTGTCTAAAAGTACAGGCGTACTATCAACCATAGGGGTAATTCTTGTTTTTGAATTCTTAATTACAGCCGCATCTGTAGGCATAACCATAATCATCGGTCCAGGATTCAAATGTATCACATATCCAACCCAGTTATTCCCTAATTCAGTTAGTCCAAGCTGTGCGCCCTTCATCACAATTACTTTCCAAACGTCAGAAGTTTTACCAAGGCTGTCGGCTATTTTTCGAATATACGGAACTCTAACTGTCCTGAACTGTCCAAATTCAGCAGAACTCTTTGAGCTCAAAATACGATACTGGTCTGCCCATTCCGAAACCGTAATTCTTGGAATTGGTCTTAATCCATCGGACAACATATAAGCTAGTACATTGTCGTTTTCGTCGATTAAATATTCTGAAAAGATGTGATTCGGAAATTCTTCTTTTATGTTGGTTAATGATATTTCTTGCATAATTATATTTTTCTACTTAAAACATCTGAAATATTATTCAATATCCTATAAACCTCTTCGTCTATCAATCTTTTAGCTTCGGGTCTTGTTTTGGCTCCACGAATATCATCAACAATCCTGTTAGACAATCCCTCTAACGACATTCTAATTTCCTGCCCAAATCCAAACAGTATCGGATTTATTTTTGACTTATCAATCAATTGTCCTTGCTTTTCCTTGTAAGTGATCTGTAGAATTTTTGCCTTCAAAACAGCGGTTACACGTTCAGCTTCTGGTTTGTCAATATATCCGTCAAAATCAGCAGAAACCGTTTCGTCTGTTAAATCATCAGCTTCAGCAGTTGGAAGTTTCTCATGCATGATTTCTTCAACAACTTCCTCGATTGTTTCGGCTTCTTTTTTTTGTTTTTTAGGAACCGTAGTTTTTGCCGATGGTGTTTTTTTTTCGATGGCAGCCGAAATTTTCAATACACGCATCGACTTATCGAAAACTTCTTTTATATTTTCAGGGCTCAAAAATTCTTGAAGTATAGGTTTACCCCATTCATTGCAGGCAATAGCAGGAATGAATTTACCGTCAGCAGTCAATCCTTCTAAAATTGATCCACGGTTTTTTGCTTTACGAACAGCTCCTTCGGATTGTCCCGTAAGTCTTGCGAGTTCACGTCCTGATACTGGTTTGTTTAAATCCATAATTATAAAGTGCGCACCTGTCAAAATGACTGCGTACCACAAACGTACGAAAAATATTTTAATGCGTACCTAAAAATTT